GAAGCTCATGCTTGCACCACCTGCGACGTCGGTCAAGTTGCCTGTAATGTCAGGTAAGCCAGCTTCTACCTTCTGAGCCACTTCGCTGGTGGTATTAGTTCCCTCCAAAACGCGATGCTGAAGGTCAGGAAGGTTGAACGTCGTAGAGCCGTTGCCAGCACCATACTTCGTGCCGATCTTCCTGAAAAGTCGCGCATACGTCGTGCGGCTGACCTCAGCACCATTGCACTGAAGCCAACCCGTCGGTACTTCGTGCGCATAGGCCACAGTGCCGACCGGCACAGGCGTCAGCTCAGGCATGATCTTGTCGAGCGCTTCGGAAATTTGAGAGAGATTAGGCAGGGCCATAGTTAAACTCCTGAGAGAGGTTGCGCCTGGTGGCCGAGCGTAGCGACAGCGTTCGTCAGCTTCGCCAGCACTTCGGTGATTTCGTCGTACTTACTGCCGCCGACAAGATGACCGCCTGCGGTCACACCGTCGCCGACATAGAGGTCATAGGTGTCCGTCGCAACAGCAAGCTCACGATTCTTGAGCGTGATCTTCTGAAGCTGAGCAAGCGGCATGCCGCGAATCATCAGCTCGTGTTCGCCAAAGTCCTGAGACTCGGCAAGCTTGCTTGCAGGAATGCTGTTGTTCTTGACCCACGCCAGGGATTGAAGCGCTTCAAGGAATTGCGTCTCCGAAGCCTTCGGCGTCAAGCCGGCCGCCGCAATGACGGACAAGCGAGCCTGATCGGTGATGTAGAACCATGCGGCTCGAGGCGTCGTGGCAGGAATGCCCTTCTCAGGATCGCCAGAAGTTGGATACCCCTCAGAATTCAGGGTCGTAAGATCGGGAGGCGTGTCAATCGCGCCTGCTCCCCAAAAACCTTTTGTTGCCATCATGGCTCCTTAGTTGTCGTACATAAAAAGAACTTCCACATGTGCGGGTGCGAGCGCCCGAATCACACACTCGAGCAGAGAGCTGCCCCACCGTGCCAGAGGCTCTTCAACCGTCCAGTCGGGAACAAGTTCCGAGTAGCCGGAACTCACGTCAATCGTGATGCCGACCGTAAAGACTGGCAGCCACCTTTCATCAGCAAGCGGCGCTTCGACGTCATGCTCCACATCATGCTCAGAGAAGACCGTTACCTTCGCCTTGTAGCCGAGGGTCCCCGCCAACTCTTCGAAGTACTTTGCGGTCAAACCTGAGTTTGACGTGATCTTTGCCAACAATTCCTGCCGCATCTGCTCGAGCGTAGGATCAGCGATTGCCGCCACGCACTCACTGGGAATGCCGTGATCGTCAAACCATCGCTGAAGCTCTTCGATGCTTGTTCGCGGATCCGATTCTTCAATGACAGCTCGCGCTCTTGCATCCACTCTTGCCGCCTCTTTCGACAGTGCGTAAAGAATCGCGTCAAGGGTTCCGCCGCGCTTTCTGTGCCAGATCGGACCGCGTGGCAAAAAAGCATTCACAAGATGCTCATAGTCGCTTTCAGTAAATCCCATGCCTCACCTCACACAAAAGTGATTTTTCCAGGCACGAAGATTTCACCCGTTGAGCACGCCACGTCGTCGGCCGGCACCTGAATGCGATAGCTCTTCAGGTCGGAGATGCTGGCGATCGCACGATCAAGCGACGTGAGCAGGATCGCTCCGGAAGGAGACGACTCAGCAATGATCGTTTGCGCGATCTCGCCTTCAACCTGCTGTCGGAGTCGTTCCGTATCGGGCAGGATATCGACCGTCATATCAAGCTTCTTCGGTATCGGAGCGACGACATGAAGCACTGTCGTGACAGGCATCTCCGCCTCGATGTACTCCTGAACCGTCTTGATCATCTGAGCGTTCGGAATCCCGTTCTCAGTCATGTTGTCGGTCATGAAGCGCACGGTGACGTGGCCGTTGCCCATCTCCTTCGGGAAGCACCATGCACGAGTAACGCCCGGCACTTCCAAAGCCCACTTTACGTAGTCCTGCTTCGTGCCCGCTTTCGGTGGAGACTTCTGACGGAAGAGAAGGCGTTCTCTCAATGCCTCATCATCCTCGGCGTCAGCACCCCCCGTCAGCTCGCCTGCCGTACACGTCGACTGGACGCCTTCGATCGGAGAAACGAGCGTCAACTCCATGCCGTCAGCGGCATTGCCGGATGCACCCGCGGCTACCGCGCGGATAGCGGCCTGACCGCCTGCGCTGTCGGCCGTCGTCACGTAAACGACTCCGTCAGCCGTTTGAAGCTGAGTACCTTCAGGCACAGTTCCCGTTCCGACGAATGTCACAGTGCCAGTCGCATAGGACGCCGCCTTGCGATAAATCGCATACTCCGACGCCCGACGCTCAAGATATGCGCCTTCGGCCGTGGAGCTGAAAATCTGTCTCAGGACAAAGTTGATGTGGCCGTGAAGCGTGTGCGATACGCCCGCAATTACTCGGCTCAGCACAGGCACGAGCGTCCAACGCATCGACTTTTTGCCGAGGCGACTCTCGGCATCCGACTGGACACGCGAAATAAGGTCCCGAATTGTTGGTCTCTCAAATGCCATTCAAAACGTCCTTGAAAACCGCGTCAAAAGCCCTTTCGCTTTGACGCTTGAAAAGCACTACGCGCAGATCGACCTGACTGGCCTCTGCGCCCTGAACGGTATTCACGGTAATGCGCTCAACCAGACGATCATCGATCATCCATTGAAGCGCCTCTTTCGCATAAGCCTCAGCTCGCTGAAGCGTCAGCGGAAGAATCTTTTCTCGCTGAAGAAGCCATAGCCTCGAGCCGATGCGATCGCCTGCGACAGTCGCATAGGTGTCTCCCCACCAGCCCTGCCGATTAGGTGCCTTGATGCCGTCATCTTCTTCAGATTTGCGCCATGAAAAAAGGCTGATCAGCACAGCTTGCGCCAGCTCATCAGCCTGAAAAGTCGTGATGTCGGTTTCTTGACCGTTCACACGTAATTCCATCGTTCACCTCACTTTGGAGCGGAAGTGTTTGCGCCGTCGCCTTGCTCAGTGTGCACATGAGACATGAGCGAGATGCCGCCTGCGGTAACGTCGCCCGTTGTCGTGAGGGAGCCTGTGATGCTTGCGCCAGAGCCGCCGCTCACAGCGAGGCCGCCGAGAACAGTCAGGCTCTTGTCAATCGTTGTCGCGCCAGTGACGTGAAGCGAAGCAGAGTCGATCGTAACGGCCGAGGCCTTGACTGTGACGTTGCCGGTAACAGTCGCAGAAACGTCACCTCCTACGCTTTCGGTGACATTGCCGCCGACGATAATCTCTGCGTCCTTGTCGACCCTGGCATGCAGCCAACCGGGCGTGTAGACCTCGAGGCCGTCTCGCGTGAGATGGACCTTCTGGCCGAGATCGTCAAAGATCGCCACCTCGCCAGTCTTGAGCGGCTTCAGCCGATAGCGTCGATCAGCAATCGTGAAAACGATGCCATGAGATCGATCGCCATCAAAGAAGAGCGCGAACGCTTCAGCTTCAGGGTGCGGCTCCGACGTAAAGCCGTAAGGCTCGACGTGCTCGAGGTCATCGCGCACTTCGTCGGCCAGAAGCCTCACCTGCACCGAGCGCATCTTTTTTGCACCGTCGGCAAGCGTCATGACGCCGCGAGCGAAGAAATCAGAAAGTCTGCTCATAAAAGAAAAGCGACCGTATTGCTACGATCGCTCAATTGCTTTGTTGACTGGAAGGTCAGTTTTTACGTTCCCATGTGTCTTTGTCGACTTGAGTCCAGACTTCGGTGTCGGACGAGCCATGACGCCAAACGGTAACGGACCCATCAAGATTCTTATGAACCTTTTCGACTTGACCGACGCGACGTTCGTCAACTGGACGCCGACCTTCGGGAGCGCCAGGCTCAAAGTGAGCCTTAAGGCATGGTTGATACTCACCCATTGAGTAACCAGGCTCACATACTATTTTGGCGTCAGCCGAGGGCATAAAAGCAAGCAAGGCAAAACCGACAACCAGAAGACTTTTCATTTAACGACTCCCTTCCAGGGGTTATCCGAAGACTTCTCCGTCGACTTAGCTGCGCCTTCTCGCTGATACCCGTCAGGCGGAACCAACTTTAAGGTCGTTAACATTCCCTGCGCCGACAAAGTGAAAGACAACGAAGTCACCAATAACTTTCCATCATTCGACAACAGTGTATCCGAGACACTAACAAGTGAATTGACCTTCCACAAGCTTCCATCACTCTGTCGCCAGCCGTGAACCGTGTATGTTGCCGCCCTGTACTGCGCCTCACGGTAACGCTTTTCAAAGTCAGCTCGTTTCCCACAAGTCATCTTCGAACTCTGCCCCTTGTCCTTAAGGACCAGAAGCCTAGGACGAGTCACAAGCTGGGAGTCCGACATGCCTCGGTCTTCCGAGGCCGCGCGGCCGAAGTCAGTATCGGTTCCCGCATGCTGACCGAGAACAACGTATCGGCTGTAAAGTTTGGACGCGTCAAAGTTGGCACCACCAGAAAGAATGTTCTTTCCTAGCTCAAGAGCATCGGCGCATTCACCTGCTTCACCCGGCTCAACGATGACAAGATCGCCAGCTTCGTCATCCATAACAACCAAGTTGTCTTTGGTGATCAGCCGATTGATCGACTCCTCGACCTTCTCGCCCGGGACAACCGTGTGATCAGTCAGCTTTTCGCCGATCTCGGCCGTGGCGTGAACGGCAATGCCGTAAGGCGCGGCCAAAGAGGCAATGATCTCAGAAGTCTTGATGTTCTTCCACGAAGTCGTTTGAACGCTCGCGGCGGGAATCTCGTGCTTCTTTCCATCTTTGCCGACCACGACGCCGGTCCAAGCATTATCGCTTTTCGATGCGATCGCGCCGTACTTTGCAACGGGACAGCAGTCAACCAGATCAACCGTTTTCGACTTCCCGTCGACAGTGACTGTGATCGACGTGCCGTTGTACGACACATTCACATGGTCAATGTAGCCGGTGCAAATCAAGTCGTCGCCGATGAAAAGCTGAACCTGATCCCCGTTACGAAGGCGATGAAAGTCCGTATTACCGGGGAACGTATCAGTCACCGAAAGCTTGAAGCCTCTGGTGAGCTGATCCATGCCGATTTCGATGACGACCGATTTCCAGCCGCCGTAGGTTTTGCCGCCTACGCGAATTTCAACGCGGTCATTCATCTTCCATAACCCTCAAAGCATCAGCAGGGCAAAAGCCTTCATGCTCGACACCGTTTCTGATCGCGATTTCCTGATCGCGGGATGCGTCATCGTGATAGTCATACGCATGAACAAGCGCAGGAAGCACGTCACCAGGCACGACAACAGCGAGACGACTGCTGTCATCCGCTCGATCGGTCAATGCCTCAAAGACCGCAACTCTTGCTTTCTCAAGTTCAAGATACGAATCGTCTGAGGTTGTCATCAACAGCTCTTCATCGAGCGTCTCGAGCAAATCCTGTCTCAGCTGTACGATGTCGTCGTACGACTTCGAGACCGTGGCCTTGAGCGATTCGGACGTTTGCACGTCATCTTCAACGGCCATCGCCTGATCGGTTTTGGTCCCGACAACGGCACTCACGCCAACCATCTGAGCGATAAGCGTCTGACGAATCAGCGTCTCAACGGCCGCTCGGTTCTGGAGCACTGCGCGCTGAGTGCCTGACAACACAGTGCTGTCGGCCTTCGCTCGCGCAAGCGCCTTCGTCCCTTCCCGCAGCTTGTCATGCTTCGTCAGGTTCTTGAGTTGCTTCGCAACACGAGACCATGCACGAGCTGACGATGCAAAGCGAGAAAGGCCGAGAGCACCAACAAGTCGCGTCGCAAAAACCTTCGGACCGCCGCTGATCAGGCTCAAGCCCTTCGAGGCCAGAGTGCTGATCTCGTCAACCTTGTCAAAGATCGTTGCGATGTCCGCATTGCTGATGATCCCCAGCTTGTCGAGCAAGTCGCCCGACAGGGCCGCGTCAACCCACTCGCCAACCAACGACAAATCAAGGCTGTCGCAGAACTGCTGAATTGCAGATTTCTCAAGAGCGTCGGCGGACTCAAGCACCTTGCTGACCGCATCGGTACCTGACTTCGGAAACTCGAGTTCGCCGGATTCAACCGCGGTTAAGACAACGCTTGCCGTTCTGGACGAGTCCGTGAAGGTAATCGTCGACGCCTGCTCGAGACAACACTTCATCTCGCCAAGATGCGGGTGAATGAGCGTCCCAGGTCCTTCGGTCTCGATCGCACCGATCAGCTTTTCTGCTTGCTGGATGTAATCGTCGCCGACCACGAAGGCGGTAAAAGAAAGCCTTCGCGTCGCACGCCCGATATCTTCCACATACGGCTTATCGCGCTGAGGGTATTCATGAACGACTGTGCGGCGTCCGACCTTCAGGTCTACTTTCGTGACGTGAAAGGGAACGCCGCGGAATGAAGCCTCATAAAGCTTTTTTTCTTCAGCCATCAGAAGCTATCCTCCATTGCATATCGGTCAGCGTAGCCGACACTGCCAGTCAGTTTCATGCCGTCACTGGACATGTCGGCAAGCTGTGCCGTCGTGCCGGGCGAGGCCGCTACGCGCACGAGCATCTGACCGCTCATTCGCACGCGGCTTTCTGGCTGGAAGGCAGCAGGCGCAAGCTCAGCACGTTGATCTTCGCCGAAGCCTATGCGCGTGCGCACGGTCTCTTCAGGTCGATCTTCATTCTTGTCCTGAGCATGAGCGGTAGAGCCTCCAATGCCGAGCATCTTCTTTGCCCAATCGGGGATTAGGTTCGAGAAGTCAAAGCTCGTGAAAAAGCCCTTGATGTACTCACCGATCTTCAGCACCGAAGATTTGACGCTCTCATACCAGTTTGTCGCGGCCTTCGCCCACGAGTCGGGAAGAAGGTTGAACGACGCAACTATCAAGTCGTCGAAGCCGCTGAACAGCGTCTTGAAATCGCCCTTGAAAAAGCCCGTCGCAACGGTCACGATTGCTTTTCCGACCGCGCTGAACTTCTCATAACAGGTTTCAAAAGCGCCAACTGCGAAGTCGACGACCGAGCCAATCGTTTCTTTAACCGCGGGACCGATCTCATCCCAATTGGCGATGACAAAGCCCGCAGCCAAAGACAACGCGCCCAGTATCAACCCAATCGGGCCGAGCGAGGTAGACGCCACCGCGGCAAAAGCCTTCGCGGCCGTTGCGACCGCACCGAATGACTGGACGAGTCCAATAAGACTTGAGCCGAGAGAGACGACGGCCATCACGCTCTTGCCGGCAATGAGTGCGCCCATGCCGTAAAGGACCGTATTGAAGCCGCCGATTGCGTTGAACGCCCGAACGCCATAATCGGCGATCGTCAGAATCGCAGAGGCAATTCCTTCGAAGTCGATTTTGCTGATCGAGTCTGCAAAAGATCGAGCAACGCGCTCAAACTTCTCGCCCAAAGCGCCTTTATTCGCCGCCGCGAGATCGCGGAAGCGGTCCGACATGCTGATGACAATAGGGGACAAGCGGTAGCCGATCTCATGACCGACCGCCGTGACGCTGGCCTTCATGTCATCCATGCGGTCCGTCAGCTGGGCCGCGGCCGCGACAGCATCCTCATTCATGACCAGACCAAGGTCGCGCGCCTGCTTGGCCATGTCGTCAAGCCCCTGCGCGCCGCCCGAGAGCATGGGGATCAGCTTGCGCCCGCTGTCGCCCATAAGAACCATGGCCATCTTTGTACGAAGGGCGGGATCCTCGTTGCGTTGGATCGCATCCGCCACCTCCTCAAAGATATCGGAAGCGGGTCGAATCTTGCCGGAAGCGTCCTTCACGGAGATCCCCAGGGCCGAGAAGAGCTGCGCGGCATCGCCGGTATCGCCTCCGGCCACCTCTGCGATCTTCTCAGACATATCCTTCAGCGCATCCTCCAGATCCTCTGGGGCTGCGCCTGCATGCGTTGCGGCGAAGCTCCACTCCTGAAGCTTCACGGCTGAGATGCCGAGGCGCGCGGACATCTTGTCGAGGCTGTCGCCAGCCTGAGCGAACCCCGTCACCGCAGACTGAAGGCTGAAGCCTACTGCTCCGGCTACGGCCGCAAACGGCGCGCCTACCGACTGAGCAACGCCCTGCGCCTCGCTCGCAAAGTCCTTGACCGATCGCTGAGCAAGCTTGAGCTTTCGGTTGAGGTCATCGAATTCAGTCGAGTTGACCGCCGTCTTGAAACCCTCCCACTTCTGAGAGGCGACGGCCAAGACGGGCGACATCGTATCGCGCACCGCCAAAATAGCGGTCAGCCTGAAATCCTTATTCGCCATTAAGTTTCTCCTGAATGCGATTCCACTGATCGGCATAGAGCCTCAGCTGTGAAAGCGGAAGCTCTAGCGCGTCCCCCGGCAGAATCCGCCACCAATAGGCGGCCTCGAAAGCCAGGTCGATTAGCTCTTTTGCTGAGGCTCGTGGGAAGGCGTAAAAAAAGCGACGACGCGATACAGAAGCATCGTGTAATCGCTCAGCGCAATCTTCTCGACAACACACGGCGGAATGCTTGCGAGTCGAGAGATGTACTTGGCACAGACGGCCGGCACAGGTTCTGAGATGAGAGACGCATCAAGCTTGAACGGAAGGCCTAGGTCATTTACGTCCTTGGCCGTGGGTTCACGAAGCGTCAGCTCAAAGAGTTGCTCCGATCCGTGCTGGATCGGCTGAGAAAGGGTGAAAGTTTCCATCAGCCAAGTTCTCCATTGGTGCCTTCCCACTTGATCGTGAGAGTGCCGTCAACAGGCTTGTAGGCGATCACGTCGGTGACGTACGCGTCGGACAAGGTGTAGACCATGCCATTGGCGCATTCAACAGTAATCGTCTGTGCCGTGTTTTCCTTGATGTCTTCGATCGGGAAGCCAGCCGGAACAATGAAGTCGCCGCTGACATACGGAGCGACAACTGTTTCCTTGTAACCGACAACGCCAGTCGTCGAAAGCATCGTCTCACGCTGAACGGACGTCAGCGGGAATTCGATATTCCCCTGCAATTCGAGTTGCTGGCCGTTGACCTTTACAAAACAGGTACCTGCAAGTTTCTTGCCCATTCTTTACTCCTCACCGTACTGGAGACGGAACTGATTAAGGACTGCGAAGATGCGGAGTTGGTTCACGTAGTCAGGCGGGAACAGCACATCAAGACGATTCGGATTGCTGGCATTACGCTCAACGATCAGATACTTCTTGAAGAGGTCCGCGTTCTCAACGATGCCTTCAAGTTCAAGGCGACGGTAGAGAGCGATCAGCTCGCCGCGAATCACAGACGGAGTAACGATCGCCTGACCTGCGCCGAAGCGAGTGCCGTCGGACGCAAGCTTGTGTCGAGCGTACTTCGTCGTGATGATCGACTTCATCTGACGAATGACATAAGCCGACGTGTGAAGCGTTTCGCTATCGAGGTACGAAGCGTCAGCGTCACCAAAGGCGTTCTTCTGATACGTCGTGATTGCACGCTCGATCATGACAGTGCCGGACACCGTGTAGAGCGTGGCAATGCCGTTCTCAAGAAGCGTCTGTCGATCCGTCTGGACGAATCGGCTGCCTTCGGGCGAAGCCATCACGCCAGTCAGAACGCCAGTCTGCGTCGGACGTGCGGGATCAGCAGAGATAAACACTGCCGTGCGGCCGAGATAAGCCGCGAGCACTTCAGCAGAGTGCGTCGGAAGGCTCGGTTCAATGCCGATCACAGACTCGTGCTGATTGTTTCGCGTCTTGCCGAAAGCGACGAGTGCATTCACATCGCCGCGCTTTGCCGTGTAGACGTGGCCGAATATCATCTGGAACGGAGACCAGCGGCCGGACGTATCGTTCAGCTTTTCGGAAAGCTTGTCGAGAGTATCGGCGTCGCAGTACGGGCATCCGATGAAGTCGTACTGTTCATCGCCCATAGCATCGAGAGCGGCGGACAGATCGGGATCAGTCGCACCCTTCGACATGGCCGTGATCTCAACACCGAGGCCCGTGACAGTCGTTTCACCGTTGATAGCACCGCGAAGGTTGACGGCAAGCTGAATGTCATTGCCGACAGTACCCTTGTTCTTCGCCGTAACAGTTACAACGCCAGACGCGGCCTGAGCCGTGATCGGGAGGTCTTTGTTGAGAGTAATCGCGTCGGCAATCGCCTTGGCGGCGGCCTCAGCGGTCATCTTGTTCGTGACCGACACCTGAACACGGTCGGAGCCGACATACAGGCTGATCGTGCCTGCTTCAGCAGCCGTGCCGGTGCAGGTAATCTTGCCAGTCGCGGCCGTACCCGTGCTGTCGGCAACGGGAATCACGACAAGCTGACCGAAGCTGTCGACGGATCGATAGGCTTCAACCATGCGGGCAATCATCGAGCCGCGGCCGAAGAGTTCTTTTGCCATTGCGGCAGTCGAGACATAGACGGGCTTGCCAGCCTCGGCCTTGCCTTCACCCATTTGACCGATGAGCAAGGAAGCCGTCTGACTCGTCGGCGTCGCCGCCGCAGAGTTGTCCATCTCGGCATAAAAAAGCGGCACTCGAATGCCGCTGGGGATTGTGTTAAAGCTCACGCTCATTTGAATTCCACCTTAAAGTGAGCCTCTGGGCGACCGTCAGGTCTACCAGTGGCGGAGGGTTCAATTTGATCGACGTCGACGTCCATGCCTTCAAACTCCGGAAGGCCGTCAAGTTCTACCTGCTGATACGTGTCCGACAAATCGAGATACGTCTCAAAAGAGAACTCAAGCTGATAGGCGAGTCTCGCGTCATCCATATAGAGAAGCGAACCGCCCTCATAGACAATTTCCGAATACTCGTCCTTCGGCTCCTGATGCCACAAGAGCAATGCGCGGAACAACTCAGGCTTGAGGGAATCAAGCGTCGCAGTCGCGCCTTGACCGCGAACGTCAGCCGCATTGCTCACCAACACGATCACGCCAAAAGTATTTGTGATCGTTTGGTAGTAGCAGTTCTGGCTTTCGTTCTCTGAGGCATCTTCACGAAGCGGCACGACGTAGGCAGCAGGCATAGCCGGTGCGTGCTCTATCGTCAGCCCCGCCCACTCTGCCGCGCCCGCGAACCGACGCTCGAAAGTCGGGCATCGTTTGCGAAGTGCATTGATGATTGGAGTCAGATTCATTTGATTGCTTCTCCAAGAGCGTCAAACATCTCAGACTGAAATGTCTTTTCGTACTTTTTCGCCGCCTCAACAACGAAGTTTTTGCGAGGCGCGGCAACCTTCTTGCCAGACCGAGCTTTGTGCGACCTTGCTTCCTGAGTAGTTTCAGAGTGCGGAGCACGATGCCCATAAATGACGAACGCAGGATAGTAAATAGGCAAAGCCTTTTTCTTTTTTCCCATACCTGGAAAGACCGCGACTGAGTACCCCGACTTTGAAACCTTCGAAGTAACAGCCGCTTTCATTCGTCCAGTCTTCATCCCGGGAAATTCGCCAGGTTTTGAGACAGCTTTTCTCGAAATCATCTTTCGAGTAAGTTTGATTAATCCGCTTGCAGAAGCTCTCAAGGACTTTCTGACAGAAGACTTGTCGTAATCTACGCGCTTAAAGCCAGGATCCACCGATACGCCGACCAGCATGATCAGATACCCCCTTTTCTTCGCAATCGATCACGGTGAAGCGGTCGACTCCGCCAAGATCAGCCACGCGCCTGATGAGGTATGAAACCCCATCAATCGTCAGTGTGCTGGCGGTCATCAGATCCTGCGGCCGTGTCTTGCCTGCAATTCGTCGCACCGTCACGCGATGCGTCACAGTGCTTTCGACCTGCTTCGTACCGAAGTAGATGCCCGCTCCGACAACCTCGAGTTGTCCCCAAACCGTTACCTTCTTTTCCACCTGAGCAGTGAAGCCGGCGGAAGCGTCGGGAACGTGAGAGACGACAGAGATCGTGACGCGTCTATTCATCTTTCCAATCTCTGGCCGCTTCATTTCCAAGTCCTAAAAGGATCAAGCAATGCATGAAGTTTCGGCAAAAGCGTTACGGCACCTTCAACCGTGGCTTCACGATGCTCGTAGTAATGAGCGACCTGAATCAGAATCCAGTGCCTGATCGCGGCGGGAACGTCGGAAGGTTCAGCGCCATAACCGACCGTCCCTTCTCGCGAGATCAAGCCGCGCTGTAGCTCGTGCTCAGCCATCTGGGTAGCGGAGAGACACAAAGCCTCGATCAGCGCATCGTCAGCGGAGTGATCGACGCGGAGATGAAGCTTTGCGTCCTCGAGCGTCACAGCTGACTTCGCCGTAGACGTGTCAATCATGACGCCTCCTTACTTAGGCCGTCGGGAGCGTGAGAGAGCCGCCGACGAGGGCCTTGGTACGTTCGACGCCGAAGCCGAGACGGCGTTCAGCACGGATCGTGACCAAGTTCTTCTGAACGTTGTCGCTGTCCTGTTCGAACAGTTCGACGGTCATGCCCTGACGGTTCCAAAGCGTAGCGGCCTGCGTAAAGTCGCCGACGAGGAACTTGCCAGCGGTAATGGCCGGCGTCGTCCAGACCGGAAGGCCCCAGAGATACTTCGGAGCGACGGAAGCCGGATGACCAAGGTAGTAGTCGCCGCTGGCATTCTTTTCCATCTGCATGTTCGTCCAGTCAGCCGGATTCAGAAGAATCACGTTCGGACGGAAGAAAGCCTGTTCGACCTTGGACTTGGCCATAAGGATGAGGTCAAAGGACGTCGGGTTCTTCGGAAGCTGAGCAAGCTTCGTGATGCCGTGATCGGTGAAGTTGCCGGCGGTAAGGATGCCGGAGAGATTCTGGCCCGTGCCGTTGCCGGTGACGAGCTGATCTTCGACGACAAGATCGATGCCGTACACAAGACGCTGATTGATGTAGGCGACAAGAGCCGGAGCATCGGCCATCAGCTGCTTGGACACGCGAGCAAGGTGAGCGATCGTCTTGATCGTGCCCGTCTTGGTCTCGACGGCGGTAGAACCAAACGGCTTCTGAGCGCCTTCAGCAACGAATGCCGCGCCGTTGACGTTCTCGGCTTCCTTTTCCTGGACGTATTCAAAAGCGTTCGTGGTAATCGGGAGCGTCGGGAAGAGACCTTCAATCGTGAGCGGACGGAAAGCACCAGCGAGGATGCCCGGACGACGGTACGCCTGAACGATGCCACCGGTCGGCGTCGTGATCGGATTGACCGCTTCCTTCTTGTCAAACGTTTCAACGAGTTCGACACGAGCCTTCTGGGCAGAGCCGTCGCGGAAGGCCTTGAAGCCGTCGGCATCGACGACGTTGTCGCCAGCCGTCTTAACTTCGGCTTCCTGCTTGGCAGCCACACCCTTCTGCTGAAGTTCCATCAGCTGACGAGAAAGCTTCGTCTGCTCTTCGCCTAGGCGCTTCAGCTCAGTAGCGTTCGACTTGCTGGTCTCGTCCATCTTGCCTTCGACACGGTCGAGGGCTTCCATCACTTGCTTGATTTCATCAGCCATAGTTTCACCTTTCATTTAGGAGAGAGAAAGCTCAAGCTTCTTGACTCGCTCGAGCAGTTGAGTTGCCATCTTTTCCTCTTCCTCAGACTCCCTCTGAGAAGCGAAAAGCTTCTTGGCTTTTGCGACGATGGACGTCGCGGTCGACTTAGAGAACCCGCCTGCCTCCCGCAGGAAGTTTTCAAAGTCACGAATGGTTTGAAGTTCGTCGATCTCTTCGGAGCGGATTTCGGAGACGCGAGCGTCGCCGTCCGCCGGGAAGTTCACGATGGAGATCTCGTAGAGCTTGGAGACAGACTTGATGATGCGGCCGCCGTCCTTCTTGCGCTCGTAGTCGCCTTCGGACAGGCGGAAGCCGATCGAAAGTCCGTCGACGGTTCCGTGCTTCATGGCCGCCAGAATCGCGTCCGACTGAGGATTGCCTGGCGTCAGTTCCCCTTCAACAAGCAGCCCCTTCTCGTCCTCAACCGCAGAGAGCCACTTACCTACCGGAAGCCCCCAGTCATGAGCGAAAAACATCTTCGGCATGCCGTTGTCGGCCAAGGTCTTCAGATATGCTCCCGGCAAAATCGTGTCACCGTAACTGTCATTCCCGTTAAACGTCGAGGCATACCCCCTGAACTTACGGGTGTTGCCTTCGAATCTAAGCTCCACGCTTTCAAGTGGAAGACTTTTGAAAATCGTCATCATTGCCTCACTGGTGTTCCGTCTTTTGGAGAAGATCCGACGCGAGTCGCCTCTCCCAACTTGTCAAGCGGGACCAGGTTCGATTGTGCTGTGAGCGCGTCACCTCCCTCCACGGGTGGGAGGTTCTCGAGACGGCGGATCTCGTTGCGGCTCATCGCACCGTTCTGTGCCATGGTTGAGTAGAACTGCGCTCGCTCCTGCGGCGTCGTGCGCAGGAAGCCGTCGAGTTTGAACTCGATCGTCATATCAACATCGGTGATGGGAATCAGGCGTCGGCTCAGCGCCTGCTCGAGCTGTTTGCAGAGCGGTCCGATCGTGAACTTGTGGAAACCCTCAACGATCTGGGCGATGCCGCTGCCCCAAGTGGTCTGCGCATTCGAGCCGACCAAGACGCCCGGCACCCCGAACCATCGGCAGATCTCTTCGACGCTGAACTGGCGAGTCTGCAAAAGCTGAGCGTCGGCCGGCGTGAGCGAGAGCTGCGTGTACTTGAGGCCGCGGTCGACCACGTACAGACCGCCGCCCTTTGCCGTCATTCCCTTGAAGCGTTCGCATACCGCCTTCAGTTGCTTGTCATCAAGCGTCGAATCAGTGTAGAGAACGCCGGACGGTTTCGATCCGGATCCGTAAAGACGCGTCGCGTTGTCCTGAGCAGAGATCGCCTCATCCGTCGTGGCCCGCATGTACTCGAGCTTCGAGAGTCCGATGAACCCATTGCCAAGGCCCTTCCAATGAATCATGTTCTCGGGCGCGATTACGGAGATTGACCCGTCCTGATAGTACGTGTAGACCTCACCGCCTTCGACGATAGACACCTCCATCTGATCCGGTGAGAGCGGGATCAGAGCTACCGGCTCTCCCTCGCCATCTCGAATGATCTGGGCGTAGGCATTGCCTCGGAGCATGCGGTTGACGACCATCGCAGAGATGAACTCGTTTTGCGTCATCCAGGCATTTGGACGGTCATGAAGCAGCATCCACAGACGGCTTTGCTTGTCTGGATGGCGGCCGCCGTCAGCCGTATCGCGGTAGACGTAGAGTGGCAGCGTGCTGATGGTCTGAGCAAGAAGCTCGACGCATGCGAAGACTGCAGAGATCTGCAGGGCCGCGTCCGGCGTGACCGTCTTCGTCTGCTCGATGATGGGCGAGACCGGCATAGGGATCTGCTGCCCGGACGCAGTGCCGAGCGGACCGCCCCATCCGGCCACCCAATTGATCAAACGTTTTACGAACATTCCTACCACTCAATAAATACGGACTCCGAAGACTCCTCAATGTCGTCGAACGGATTGGCTTCATCCGCCGTGTTGGAGATCCCCAGAGCCATGATCAAGGCGACTACGCCGTCGATCTTGTTCTCGTACCTTTCCTTCCTTGGAAAGATGTTGTCCTTCGCATCGAGCTTGGCCACGACGTTTACCATCATCCATCGGAGAACGGGATTCCCGTCATGGTTCACGCGCTTGTCCTGGACCAGCGCCTCGAGCGACTTCATCGGATCCGAAAAGTTCTGGACCGTGTTCCGATACTCGACCATAGGAGCACCGTCGTTCCCGAGGTTAGTAGCGAGCTGCAGCGCGTTCCACGGGTCATAGGCGATGCCCTTCACATCAAAGCGTGACAAGTCGTCACGGATATCCTCTTCGATGCGGGCGAGGTCCGTCATCGCACCGCCGGATTGCGTGATCCAGCCTTCCTCGACCCAACCTCGATACTGAGAGTTGGTCGACTTCTCGACGGCGGCCTCAGGCAAATAAAAGTCGGCGAAGACAACGAAGGACTTGCCGACCGGAAAGAGAAGCACCTTGGCCGTGACGTCGTTCTTTGCTCCGACGTCCAAGCCGATGTAGCAGGGCTGACCTTCGAAGTCGCTTCGATCGACATTGATCTCGCCCGCTTCCCAGGCCTGCATGTCCATCCAGGCCGACGAAGCGGAGCACCAGATATTCAGGTGCTTGGTCTTGAAGTTGTTGACCGCGCTCGGAAGCGCGATGGCTTTCTTCATCAGGGACGTAATGATTTCCGGCCGGACGGAGATGCCCCAGTTCGGGTTCGCCTTCTCCAAAGCCTCGACCGTCGTCCAGTCGTCGCCGTCGTCCAGACCGTAGACGATCCCGAACTGCGTCTCGTCACGACGCTCTTCTCGAGCACCTTAGTGACCATCGTTCGAACTTCGTAGCAGATGCCCGACGTGTCGAACCCCGACGTCGTAATGACAAACATCAGGGAGTTCTTGCGCTTGCCGGTAGAAGTTTCGACCACGTCGTAGACGGCTCGCGTCTTGTGAGCGTGCAGCTCATCAATGATGGCCAAGTGAGTGTTCAAGCCGTCGAGGGTCGAGCCTTCTGCGGACTTCGCCTGAAAGGTCGAATTGCTGGTCGGCACGTAGAGCGCGTTCGCCAGCACCTGAAGCCCGAACTTGTTCCGTAGCGGCGCATTCCGCTCAGCCATCACCTTCGCGTCACCGAAGACGATCTTCGCCTGATCTCGCGTGGTGGCGAAGCTGTAGACCTCGGCACCGCCTTCTCGGTCGGCGACCAAGCAATAGAGACCGACACCCGACAGCAGGGTACTTTTCCCGTTTCCGCGAGGCACCTCAACGTAGGCTCGTCGATACCGGCGGCCGCCGTCGGCTCGACGCAACCACCCGAACACCGTGGTCAGAATGAAAACCTGCCACGGCTCAAGATGGATGCGAGTGCCGGCAAGCTCACCCTTCGTATGGGTGAGAAGCTCGATGAACTTACAGACTCGATTGGCCTCGTTTTCGTCGAAAACATATAGGGACCTGTCGCCGGCATACGTCTTCAAGTCAGTCAGTTGCCGATCTACGGCCAGCTTCACCCACTTGCAGGCTGGAATCTTCCCGCCAAGAACGTCGGCGGCGTACTGCCTGGCGATCCCGCAATAGTCTCTAGAAGCCATCGTATTCGTCCTGCTCCTCTTCCTTTGTATCAACCTTCACACGCGCGCGCGAGACAGGCGTGAATCCGAGCTCTTTTTCACAGGCTGCGAGCACCTGCTGAATTTTCACGAGTGCATTGAAGAGCGGATTCAGCTGCACACCCGTCTCATTCGTCAGAACCATGTCTTCGTGATCCAACTGTTTCGCGATCTTGCGATACGTCGCGTAGTTTCTCGCCCAACGCTCAAGCACCGTCGCGTCAAGCGCAGTCAGCACACCTCTTGGGGCGCAAGTGATTGCGAGTTGCCACGCTTCACGCGCATCTTTCGTCAGGCCGACAGGCGGCGTAGTAGTCAAAGTCGCGTCTGTGACTGCGATTTGCCGAGCGCGTCGACACGGCTGAAGCGTGCCTGTCGCGGCTTTCTCAGCATCAGACTTTGAAGGGCGAGGCATCAAAAACTCCACGAAATGCACGCGTAAAAATTGAGCTGGGGGCGCGGTCTAGAATATGTTTGCGACTTACTTTTAACCCGCCCCACCTTAAGGAGGTATCAAGTGTCCGAAGAGCCATTAATAAACGTTTCAGTTTCAGACAACGCGTTATTAAACATTCATCTACCAGATACACCGCCGTCTGTAGATAAAGCTATCGAAAATCTCAGTGCCCCTGCCTCTTACTGGGGAGGTCTACTGGGAGGTAGCTTTACAAAAGCTATCTACGCCAGTATCGGCCTGCCATGTGAAGCTTGGGCCAACAAGAAAATCTTGCAATTCAAAGCCGCTTCAGAAGCAATGCAAAAAAGAATCTCTGCAATTCCACCAGAGAACAGAATTGAACCATCTTTTGGCGTTGTTCGCTCAATCAGTGACGGGCTTGAACTTTGCATAGATGAAGAAACTCTAAGAGAAGGATTTGTTAACCTGCTCGGCTCTGCTATGGATTCAAGAACCGCAAACGGGCTACTAAAGCACCACGCCCAAACCCTAAAGCTTCTTTGTTCAGACGAAGCAAAGATTCTTCAGGTTCTTTCTGCCACCAGGAACTACCCTGTTATTTCAATCAGAGAAAAGCTGACAGAAGGATTCAATGATTGTGTTCCCTTGTTTTCAACCATAGGGGAGAAGGCTGGTTGCAGTCACGCCTTGTTAGTTCCTTCATACTTAAACCACTTAGAAACATTAGGCTTAGCCAAAATTGATTGGACAACAATGTTAATTACCGATGGAGTTTACAAGCCATTAGAAGAATCGACAATCGCAAAAGAGGCGTTAAAATACACCGAAAGCCGAGGTAATACAACTGACATACGAAAAGGTTTAATTACTTTGACAGACTTAGGACTGAATTTTGTTTCCTCTTGCGGCCTTACGAGCACTACGAACCCCTAGACAGCTTTCTAATTCGTTGATCCGTATCGAAAGAGCGCAAAAGCAAAAGTATCCGTAGATCAGCCCTATTGCCACTACGAAAGCTAAAGCAATAACAACAAGGTTAAGCATCATTAACCTCCATTCCCAAAACCTCCATCCTCTCTTGCCGTCTTGCGCGAGTGGCACTCATGGCATAAAGGTTGGAGGTTTTCTTCGTCCCACATGAGGAAAGGATTCCCCTTGTGCGGCCTGATGTGGTCGACGTCGGTCGCCAACTTGATAATCCCGCGCTTCTCACACTCAACACATAGCGGATGCGCTGCCAGGATTCGAGCACGAAGGCGCTGCCATCGGTAGCCATAACCACGAGCGGACGACGACCCTGCTCTCTCAGTCCGGCGCCTATCTCGATCAGCCGCGAACTTCGCCTCACGAGCCTCGCCTGCGGACTTGTGAGCTTCGCAATACTTGGCGCCAAGCGGGACCGGCTTGCGGCAGCCTGGATACTTGCAGATAGTAAGAAAGGGCATAAGGAATCAGAACATATAAAAAAGCGGCCTATCCAGAGGGTATTGGATAAGCCGCTTTTAGCACCCCAAACGAAAGGAGAGCCTTTCCATGCATCACCAGTTTTTCGGAGCTGTTTTTCCCGGGCACGGCAACGCGAGCCAAATGACTCGCGTATCGGCGCGGACTAGTACCGGCATAAAACTGATGTTCAGATTCTAGCACGACACAATATGTTGTGCAACATACGCATTGCCAACAACATATGGTATTCATACCTGCCCTGGCGGATACCGGCACGTCGGCAGGTGATCCACAGAGGCCGACTCGGGGAGGCGTACGCTTCTTGAAGAAGTCTCTTCTCTCGAGACTCAAGCATCGAGCGCCATGCGGCCTCAATCTCCATTGCGTCAGCAACATCGATCTTGATCGGCATCTCCTTCACCCCTTCCGTCTGCTGATAGCCGGCTTCCCGCATGATGCCGAGGATAGAACTCGTGCCCTGCGGCTTGCCTTCTCTGGACCACCTGCTCCAGTTCTCCAGTCGCGCCTCAAGAATCATGCGCTCAGCTTCGTCCATTCCTCTCCTCCAAAGCCCTGATTCGGTATTCCAAATCATTAATCCGTTTGTCGCGTTTCTCGAACTCCCGGTCGATAGCCTCACCGCCCTTTTCGGCTGCGGCCCGAAGCTTCTCCACGTCGATGGAAGGTCTGCACAGCAGGTAGATGATCGCAACAAAGCCGATGGTGAACCACGCAAAATCACTCATGTTCATGCTCCTTCGCCCAGGCATCGCGACAGTCCGCGTCGCACCACCGTCTGGCCTTCTTGATTCCTTCCACCGTTGCCGGCACATGGTCAATCTCTTTTCCGCAGAAGAGGCACAGGCTCACCAGTCGCGGCTTTGGTCCTTCACACCGTCTGGTTGACTGAAGCGCCGCCCTCATCATCCATTGATCGCTTCTAAAAGCTCGATCCGCATCGTCCATTTTTCACTTTTCTCCTTCATGACTGTGACAGATCTGTACCAGATCGATCTGTCACGCTTTTTTCCTGTCCCGCAGGCAAAAGACCGTAGGTGTGACAGATGTGACAATGAAACTCTCCATTGTTATGCCCAGAAGCGACATGCACATGGTGGTGGAGGTGCAGTTTTTTACACCTCCTCCTTCTATCTCTTTTTTCTGTTCTTTTTTGAGTAAATCATCTGTCACAGTGTCACAGTGCTTCTTTTCGCCTGTAAGAGTAGCGAAGAGCTGTGACAGATGATCTGGTACACATCTGTCACACATCTGTCACACTCAGAATGGAATGTCGTCCTTTTCAGCTTCTGGAACGTAGAACCGCTGAACGACTCCATCAACGCGCTGACGCTTTTGCACATATCCAAGCTCGCGCATAACGGCCGCGAGGCGGCGGCTGTCGGCAGGGGAGATGCGGCCTGCCGGCATTCCCAGTGCGAGGGTCAGCAGGTTTGAAGGCGTCAAAAGGACAGGCAACCCCGACATATCAACCGGCTTAGAGTCAATCCATTCGCGGATAGGATCAGCCCACGCGTCGGAGCGCATGTACGACAGATTTTCGACTTTGCTCAGGCGCTCCACTTCTCGATGCTCGATGCCGAAGCGCTTGAAGATCTCGCGGCCCTGCGCCCACAGCTGGAGAAGATCGCGCTTGACCGCATCGATGTCGATGCTGGTGACGCGCACAGGCGCATAGCGACGATTACCCGTTCGGTCGGTTAAGAATTCCGATTCGTTTGTCGTCATCCAGAAGGTGCAGCGTCGAGGCGTTCTCGTCGTGTACTCCTTGTACTTCCTGACGTGCTCGTCATACTCAAGCGAGATGAAGCGCTTCAAGTCCTCGACTTCACGGCGTCCCATGCCGGACAGCTCAGGAATTTCAATCGTGATCTTGCCGCGCATCTTTCTGGCGATGTCGTCATCCTTCGACGCGAAGCTGATCTCCGACGAGAAGCGCTGCTCGATCGCCAGCACCTGCACAAGCGTCGACTTCTTCGCACCCTGCGGACCGACAAGCACCGGCACGATGTCGGCTTTGATGCCTGATGGTGAAGTCGCTCTACCCCACATTGCCGAGAAGATGTACTTCGCAACGGCCTGTGTGTACTGAGTCGATTCAGCGCCGCAGTACGTCGTGAAGAAGTCCGTCACGCGGTCCACACCGTCCCACTGCGGCACCTGCTTTTTGAGGTATTCGCACATGTAATCGAAACGGTGATCGTCTGCGACAAGTTCGAGCGCGTCTCGCATCAGCTCTTTGGCAATCGGCTTGAAAGGATTTCCCTTGAGCGTCTCAAGCTTGTGGCGCATGCGGACGGTGAACGAATCTTGCAGTTCCGTCCAGTCGCCGTTTTCCTTCTTGACGACGGCCTCTCCGCGGAAGGTATCGAAGCGCACTTCATAGCCGGATATGCCGTTCTCGAGCGCGGCCACGAGTGGAGGAAGCGAGGACTCGATCTTGAAAGACTTCTGATCGATGTACTGTCCGCCGACGGCCATGAACCTTGAGAGCGGCTCTTCTTCTTTCGTGAGCGGTACTTCAGGGAATTCATCCGCGCTCGTGCGCCTGAAGCCCATCGAGACGGCCCACTTCACCAGATCAGAAATGTTGCGATGAGCGCAGTGGCCGTGCAGGCACTTGAACGCAGGCTCCGAATATCCGCGAGTCCCCGCCTGATAGTAGGTGCTCGATCCGTCGCCGGAGAAGCCGCCCGTATGCTCGTCTTCCCACGGACAAACAATGTCAAGTTCGCCAGGCGCTTTTTCCTGCTTGACATAGCCGTTATCGCGAAGCCAGTCCGCGAGGCGGTCGTGCGTCAGTTCGGTTTTGCCTTTTTTGCGCCCGGAGGTCGACTGCTTGGCGTCATCTCCTACGCCGAACTTTTTCTGCACTTCAGCGAGGAAAGCTTCCACCTGCTCCGCGCTTGCGGTCGGCATCTTGCCGATGTCGTCAGTCCAGGCATATCTCGAGCCTTTCGGATGAGTGCCGGCGGCCACGAACTGTTGACCCGTGCCGAGCACTTCGAGCATATTGCCGTCGCGCATCAAGATGCGTGTTTTGGCGTACTCGCCTTCGTAGCGGACAGGTGCAAGCCATCGCGGCGCACCGCCTCGAGTGCGAAGCGGCGCATCTTTCGCGATGTGCTTAACGAAAAGCTCGTGAATACCCTTCGCCAACTCTTCGTCGTCGCAGTCGCAGTCGAACGCGATGACGCCGACACCCGTGCGAACGCAAATGCCATAGTCGCGGCACTTGCTCCACTTCGCGATTTCATCGGCCGTGGACACATGAGACGTCCAGCCGTGGAAGCCTGTCGTCTCACCCTTATTGTTGATGCGCGAAGGAGTCTTACCGAACGAGCGGAGTCTGGAGCTAGAAGAAACGGAAATGTTCGGGTTCTGGACCGCTGGCAAAAGCATTGGCGTAAGCCCTGCGCCTATGCACGATTTCCATTCTTCTGGGTAGGCGCCAAAGGACGAGTTCATTCTGGCCTCCCTTTTTTGTACATACGACGAAGGGCGTCGACCAGCTCAAAACTGGTTGATGTCTGTTTGCCGTTTAAGATTTTTGAAATCGTTGGCTGGCTTGTTCGGCACTTTCTGGCGATGTCTGCCTGAGAGAATCCGCGGGCAACAAGACGCCGCACGAGTTCGTTTGGGGGTAAAAGCTGCATTGTGATTGGCTCTACATCTAAAGCGATACACTATCTTTGGAGAGTATACATCTAGAGCGATAGATTGTGAAAAAATCACTTATGCTTTTGAGAAATATGGCTATCATCAGAGCTATAGTAACCACATCTACAATCAGGAGCCTTCACATGCTTCATGAAGTCTTAAAGGCCGCCCTGAGCAATGCCAGTCTTGGGCCTACTGAGCTGTCTCGCAGAAGTGGCGTCCCGATCGCCACAGTGTTTCGCCTGTTGAACGGGACCAACGACAATCCAAAGCTTGAAACTCTCGCCAGGATCGCCAACGCGCTAAGCATGTCTGTATCGGAATTACTTTCCGGAACATCGTCTGCTACGGGCGCATGCCCGCCGGTTGACGAGTCTGACTACGTAGCCGTTCGCTCACTTGACCTTCGCCTTTCTGCTGGCCCCGGCGCGGAAGCCTGCTATGAAGATTGCCAGGCAGACAAAATGGTTCTGTACAGTCGCTCTTTCTTCCAAGAGATGCAAACCAATCCGGCTCACGTGGCCAGAATGCGCGTCTCCGGACACTCAATGGAACCACTGCTTGCTCATGGCGATTATGTGCTCGTGGACCTACACGACAGAGAGCGAATAGTTGACCTTAAGGTTTACGCAATTCGCGTCGAAGGCGAGTACCGCGTCAAGCGCTTGTGCCGGAAACTGGACGGCACAATCATCCTTATAAGTGACAACCCTAAATATGAAGAAGAACGCCTGACGCCAGACCTTCTCGCGTCGATCGACTTCAAGATTATCGGCCGCGTCATCGAGCGCTCTGGATCTGCCGCGTTTAACTAATGGCCCAAAGGTACTGTTGTGGATACTGAGTACAGCGACTACATCGTCTATGTAGATGAAAGCGGAGATGCAAACTTAGACAAGATCTCTCCTACCTTTCCTGTTTTTGTCCTGTCGTTTTGCGTTTTCAAAAAGGACAGCTATGCAGAAACCGTGATCCCCGCAATGAGCAAACTAAAATTCAAGACGTTTGGTCATGACATGGTTGTGCTACACGAGCGAGAGATCCGGAAAAAAGAAGGGATATTCTCTCAGTACTCCAAGGAGACTCGAGAGGCTTTTTTAGAGGAGCTGACTGAAATCATCGATGGCGTTGACCTGACGCTAATTTGCGTTGTAATACGTAAGGAGGCGCTGAAAAGTCAGTACATGATTCCGTATGAGCCTTACGCCCTCGCCATGCAATACGGCCTGGAAAGGATTTGGGATTTCTTAAAACACAACCAGTGTGAAAACAAAAAGTTGCACATAGTGTTTGAGTCTAGAGGGAAGCAAGAAGACGCCGCTCTCAAGTTAGCTTTTCGCGACATCTGCTGCGGCGAAAATAGAAACCAGAAGACCTACCCTTTCGACATTGTTTTCGCCGCAAAGGCCGTAAACTCTAATGGCCTCCAGCTGGCAGATCTCACAGCCAGGCCTGTCGGGCTGTACGTCATGGACAAGAGCAAGCCCAACAGGACGTTTCCTATCTTAGAAAAGAAATTTTGGAAAGGCGAGATGCAATGCACCCACTACGGGAACGGCCTAAAAATTTTTCCATAGCCATAAAAAGCGAAAGGCCCCTGGTCCGAACCAGAGGCCATAACGCCGGGTGGGTAGTCCCTCCCCATTTATTGCTAGTATAGCCTTCCGGAAAGCACTCGTCAACCCACCAGCCCTCCTGTCACACGGGAGGGTTTTTTATTACCTTACGAAACATTTAAGGGTAAACACCTATCGCACAAACGCGATATAGGCGTGCATAATGGGCCTATCTTTCAAGCGATGCAAGCGTCGCTTTAGGTATACATCATGACACACGCATACACCTCATCGCGCAGCAAGCGCTTGCTTTCCTCCCTTCTCGACATTCTCTGCGGCAAATCCTATGCCGACAACGACGACGATCAGGCAAGGCTTACTGCCCTGGTCCAAGTGATCGTGATCATGACTCCGCTGACCCTCCTTCTCTTCTACTCGAAGGAGTTCTTTCATCTCATCGTCAGCGCTTACAACTTTTTCCTGTAATCCGACTGCCGCCACCGGGTGGGTCTCAGACGAGCCTGTACCTACCTCACTAGATCCGGTGGCGGCAGGCGGTCCTTCCTTGTCGAGAAAGTGATGTCGATTGAACAACTTATCCAAGACCACACGCTCGCAGTTCAGAAAAACACCGAAGAACTGCAAGCCGTCCGAACCGCGCTGGAGGCTCTTGTCTCTCGCCTTCAGTGCCCCGCCAGTCCGGCCCCCGCGATCGCCGCGCCTGCTGTCCCCACCGCCGAAGTGGAGCATTTTCCTGAGCAGGTGACGACGATCGCGGCGGAGGACCTCCCGACCGCCGGCACTGCCGCTGATGCTGTCGGCAAGGCAGAGGAAACTCCACCTTTTGACGATGTTCCCCCGTTTGACGAAGAGCCTGCCGTCGAAGTCACGTACGAAATGCTTCGTGATCTCGGCATCAAAGCTTCCGTTCGTTTCGGCCGTGATTTCGTCGTGAAGAATCTTGCCGCCTATGGCGCAAAGACTCTGAAGGATCTGGATCCGAAGCACTATGCCGACATCTTCAAGGCGTTCAGCGAAGGAGAAGAGTGATATGGCGCATGCCCTTCTCTCTCCCTCTTCTGCCGCTCGCTGGATGGTCTGCCCCGGCTCTGCAAGCCTCTGCCGTCATGCTGCGTCCGACGCAGGTCAGGACATGTCTTTTGCTTCTGAAGGCACGTTCGCTCACGAAGTCGCCGCGGCCCTGTTGATGGGGGCAGACCTCCCGAAGTCCAAGACCTACAGCGCAAGCGAAGTCGCTGATGAAGTCCGTCCGTACGTTGAATACATCCGCACCCTGCCCGGCACGCTTCTTGTCGAGCAGAGTCTCGGCATTGAGACGATCACGGGCGAAGCCGACGCCTACGGCACTGCTGACGCTGTACTGGTCGGCGATGAAGAACTCATTGTTTGCGATTTGAAGTACGGCATGGGCGTCAAGATCGATGCCATCGACAACCCTCAAATCGCGATCTACGCGGGTGCCGCTTACGCCGCCTTCGGCGATCTGGTCGGCGACATCAAGCGCGTCCGCGCTGTCATCGTCCAGCCGCGCCTTGACCACGTGTCCGAATGGGCGCTCACCGTTGATGAGCTTCAGGCTTTCCTGAAGAAGATCAGCGCATGCGCAGATACGGCCCGTGCTCAGCTTGCCGCGAACGATGAGGACCTGTGCCTCTGTCCCGGCAAAGCACAGTGCCAGTTCTGTGACGCTTCCTCTCGATGCCGCGCCTATCTCGAATTCGTCGAGAAGTCGTCAGGCGTCAGCCTTCCGAAGCCCGCATGCCAGCTGATGACGAATGAGGAACTCGCTCGAGTCCTTCCAGCCGTCGAAGCCGTCGAGCAGTGGTGCAACAGAGTCCGCGAAGACGCCTTCCAACAGCTCCTCGCCGGCAACTCCATTCCTGGCTACAAGCTCGTAGCGGGCCGCGAAGGCCGCCGAGTTTGGGCCGATGAAAAGCTGATCGAAGAGCTTCTCAAGCGCATGAAGGTCCCTGTCGCTGATCGCTACACGAAGAAGCTGATCAGCCCGACTCAGGCCAAAAAGTTGATCAAGCAGCAGGTGCTCACGGAAAAGCAGTGGTTGCGACTGGAGGAGCACATCAAGCGCTCCGAGCCTAAGCCCTGTGTTGTTCCCGAGTCCGACAAGCGTCCCGAGTGGGTTCGCTCTTCTGCTGAAGACTTCCCCGATTTATCTACCGCTTCTGAATAAGGATTTTTGTTATGTCGAAGCAACTTCTTTCCGGCCGCATGGCCTTCCCCTACATCTTCGAGCCGCGTCGCAATGACGACACGGGCGTCGAGAAGTTCGAACTGACGCTTCTCATCAAGCCGGAACACGCTTGCGTCAAGAAGTACGCCGCCGAGTGCCTCAAGCTCGCGACTGAAAAGTTCGGTGGTGAACAGAAGGCTCGTGCCGTTCTCCAGGCTCGCCCGATCTTCAAGCGTGGCGACGAACGCGATAACCCGCCTGACGGTTATGCCGGCAACTACTACCTGACGCTTCGCTCCAAGACGATGCCCGACTTCTACAGCTCCGACCGCAAGCGCCTCACGCTCGCCCAGGCGAAGGAACTTTTCTATGCGGGTTGCATGGTCAACGTTCTCAGCTCTCCGTGGGCGTACGACGCCAAGGGCAATCGAGGCGTCAGCCACGAACTTCTGTCGATCCAGTTTGCAGGCCACGGTGATGCATTCAGCGGTCGCCCGTCCACCAGCGCGGATGACTTCCCTGACCTCTCCGCCGGCGGCAACGATTCGTTCGGCGAGAGCATGGACGACATCCTCTAACTAAAAACAGCAACCCACACGAACCATGACCAGACTCTTTCTTGACATCGAAACTTACTGCGAAACGCCGATCAAGGCCGGAACGCATCGCTACGCGGAAGGCGTCGAGATCATTCTCTTCGCGTACGCCTTCGACGAAGAGCCTGCCGCCGTGATCGACTTGACCGCGCAGGACAGTCTTCCGCAGCGCGTTCTGGATGCTTTCAACGATCCGGCTGTCGAACTGTGGGCGCACAACTCGCACTTCGACCGGACGATGCTCAAGCGCTTCTATCCTGAAGTCGCGGATCCGCGCCGCTGGCGTGACACGATGATTCTTGCGTATGCGCACTCTCTCCCCGGTTCCCTCGGAGAGCTGTGCGAAATCCTCGGCCTTCCGACTGACAAGGCAAAGGACAAAGACGGGCGCAGACTCGTACAGCTCTTTTGCTCGCCCCGTCCCGAGTACTCGCAGATTCATCGTGCCACTGCCGAGACGCATCCCGACGATTGGGAGCACTTCTGCGATTACTGCCGGCTGGACGTCGAAGCTATGCGCGAAGTCTGGCATCGGCTGCCGAAGTGGAATTCGGAGAACTACGGCCTCTGGCCTGAATGGTCCATCGATCAGGACATCAACGATCGCGGAATGGCGATCGATCTTCAGTTGGTCGACGAAGCCATCAAGGCCGCCGACGCCGACAAGGCTCGCGCGAATGATCTCGTATACGAAGCGACCGATGGTGCGGTATCTACGATCGGCCAGCGTGACGAATTCCTGAAGCACATCTTGTCGGCCTACGGCGTCAGCCTGCCTGACATGCAGAAGTCGACGCTTGAACGTCGTCTGAATGACGAAAGTCTGCCGATTCAGGTGCGCGATTTGATCGCACTGCGCCTCGAGACCGGCAAGACTTCCGTTCAGAAGTACAAGGCTCTTCATAACTGCACGTCGTCCGACGGACGCCTCCGCGGCTGTCTCCAGTTCATGGGCGCAATTCGCACGGGCCGTTGGACCGGGCGGCTGTTTCAGCCGCAGAACCTGCCGCGAGGCTCGCTCAAGCCGGCAGAAGTCGAAGCCGCCATCGAGGCCATCAAGGCTGGCGTCGTCGATCTCATGTACGAGAACGTTACGTCGACCGTCTCGAGCTGCATCCGCGGCGCAATCATCGCACCGAAGGGCAAAAAGCTTGTCGTCGCCGACCTCTCGAACATTGAAGGCCGCGTGCTCGCCTGGACGGCGGGTGAAGAGTGGAAGCTCGAAGCTTTCCGTGCCTTCGACCGTGGCGAAGGTCCTGACCTCTACAAGGCGACGTATGCCAGAACCTTCGGCATCAAGCCCGAAGAAGTCACGAAGCCTCAGCGCCAGATCGGCAAGGTGCTCGAACTCTCGCTCGGCTATCAGGGAGGCGTGCCTGCTTTCTTGAACTTCGCGAGCATCTACGGGCTTGACCTTGATGAGCTTGCAGTTCACACGCGTGAAGCGATTGAGCCGAAGTTTTGGCACGAAGCCGCAGACGCTTATGAATGGTTCAAGAGCAAGGGCCTGACCGCCGGCTTGAAGCCCGACACGTTCATTGCCTGTGAAGCGATCAAACGTGCGTGGCGCTCGGCGCATCCCGCCATCGTCAACCTCTGGTCGAAGTGTGACGAAGGCTCGAGGTCAATGGCCGCCCACGGCAAGGGCTGCGTCCGTGCAGGAAAGGTCCTTCTCGGCCGCAAGTCCGCGGGTTATGGCGCACTGCTTCTCCCTTCGGGTAGATACGTCTGCTACCCCGGCGCACGAGAAGCGAAGCCCGACGAAAGAGCGACATTCGTCTACTACGGCATCAACCAGTACACGCGCAAGTGGAGCGAGATTCGCTCGTATGGCGGGAAGGTGGTTGAAAACGCATGTCAGGCGATCGCTCGAGACGTTCTCGCGTCGACCATGCCGGCCATCGAGGCCGCCGGCTACAAGGTGGTGCTTTCGGTCCACGACGAACTGATCACCGAGTGTCCAGACACGCCCGAGTACTCGGCGGAGCACCTTTCACGGCTTATGTCGACTGCGCCCGCATGGGCTTCTGACCTGCCTCTCGCCGCCGCCGGCTTTGAGGCTTACCGATACAAGAAGGATTAATCAAATGGCAATTCAAGACATAGCAGAAGGCGATCCGCTGAGTCAGCGAGAAGTCGAGCTTTTGTCCTTGCTGGCGAAAGGGATGACTCAAAAGGACGCATGCGAGGTTTTGGAAATCTCGCACCGCACGCTATCAGCTCACATGAAGTCGATCTACAAAAGGCTGGGCGTTCACAACCTCGCTGAAGCGATTTACGAAGCATTTCAAATCGGCATTTTCAAGGTAATCACCGGAGACAAGAAATGACACGCGAAGAACTCATCCATGACGAACTCGGCACGATGATCAGCTTTTACACGCCCATTCGAGTCTTGGCCCGTCTCAAGGGCATCAAGAAGATGCTCGAGCGAGGCGACTGGAAGGCCGCGCAGCTTGCCGCAATCGATCTCGAAAATGATCTCGAAAGCACCCGCGCCGACGTGAACGACTTGATCACCAGCATCGAAACGAACGACGACTTCGGAAAGGAAGAAAACGAATGACAGACAACATCAACCACCCTCAGCACTACGAAGCGGCAGGGTATCTGGTTCAACCGATCGACGTGACGGAGGGCCTGCCCTTCTGTCTCGGCAATGCCGTGAAGTACCTTGCCCGTGCCGGCAAGAAGGACGGCTCGCCCGAACTCGAGGACCTGAAAAAGGCTCTCTGGTACATCCGACGTCAGCAGAAGAAGTGGAAAACCGCCGCTGACCCGTACATCTTCCTTGACCGAGACGCTTCCGCGGCACTCCACGTTCTCTACGGCAAGGGCAAAAAGGACTACTTGTGCTTTGACCTCGATGAAGAGACCGGGCTGTACATGAGCGACGGAGGGATTCTTATGGTCGCGGAGTCGATCCTGAAAAGGCGCATCACCGATCTGGAACACGACCTCAAGCCCGGGAAGACCGAAAAGGAATCCCAATGAAGATTTTCCTGTACGTGGTTTTGTTTCTTTGTCTGAGCGGCTGCTTCGTCGTGCTGTTGCCAATCCTGCTGTCTAGCTCAGACATCATCGCAATCCTTCTTGGACTCACCCTTTTCTTTTGCCTTGTCGGCTTAATCATCTATCAGCTTTGGGAGAAATTTAATGTTTAAAGAAACTACTGTCATTGGACTCTGCGCGGCGGCCGCTGTCGCAATCGTTGGTGGCGTCTACCTCGCCTGCAACATCAACACGGTTCAAGCCGGCTACGTCGGCGTCCGCGTTAACCTCTACGCGGACAAGGGCGTCCAGAATGAAGTTGTCGGCACCGGCCGCTACTTCATCGGCATCAACGAGAAGCTGTACCAGTTCCCGACGTTCAACCAGCTCAAGAACTACGAGTTTCCGTTCACTTTCCAGACCTCTGACGCAATGGACGTTCGGGCAAATGTCGGCGTCGAATACAACATAGACCCGGCAAAGGTTGCCACGGTTTTCACGACGTACCGCAAGGGCATCGACGAGATTACCGACGTCAATCTTCGCCAGTACATCTCCGACGCGCTCATCAAGAATGCCGTGAGCATGGACATCAACCAGCTGACGCAGGGCGGCAAAACAAAGCTTCTCGAAAGCGTGACTGCCGACATCCGCAAGAAGCTTGATCCGGTCGGCGTCCGCATTGTGAAGTTGTCCTGGATGACGGACCTTCGCTATCCCGAACAGGTTCGCCAGTCGATCAACGCGAAGATCGAGGCGACGCAACGCGCACTCCTTCGTGAAAACGAAGTCGCTCAGTCGAAGGCCGAAGCCGAGAAGGTTCGTGTGGCCGCTCAGGGTGAAGCCGACGCCCGTCTGACCCGCGCACGTGCAGAAGCCGAAGCCATCGCTATCAAGGCCAAGGCGCTTCGAGACAACCCAGGCATTCTTCAGCTCAATGCCATCGACAAGTGGAATGGCGTCCTTCCTGTCTACATGACTGACAGCGCGACGGTTCCGTTTGTTCCCGTCAAGTGAGGATCGAAAGATGAAAACGATCCCTTACGGCGAAAAGGTCCGCGAGATCGCCGAGCACTACGGCCCGATGCACCAGCTCGCGAAGGCGAACGAAGAACTCGGCGAAGCGATTGCCGCGATCACCCGCTACACGCTTCAGCCCACGAAAGTGAATTTCAAGGCAATGGCCGAAGAGCTGGCAGACGTCACGATCATGATCGATCAGCTGAAGATTCTCGTGCCGGAACTGCATGGCGAAGTCGCACGAGCACAAATGAAGAAGGTCGATCGACAGCTCGATCGGATTGCCGAAGAGCCGATCCTCGAGGCATGGAGGAAGAAATGAACTTTACAGTCAATGCATCAACGGCATATCTCGGCGTAGCGGCCGCGACATGTCTGGCACGAACGGTTGATGAATTCGGCAACGAGATCGTGACGTGGGAAATGATGTACCCGCGATATGTGCACCCTGAGCTGATGACGCATCGCATGTTCTCTCGCAACGCGTCCAGCAGCCGAGCGACGCCGCTCCACGTGACGCTCGAGGAAGTGCGAAAGAACCCCATGTTTTTCAACTCCGTCGGCAAGAACCGCTCCGGAATGGTCGCGGGCGATGAAGTTTCTTTCGGCGAGAAGATGAGCTTCTTCGAAGACTGGAAGGACCTCGCGAACGAAGTGGCCGACCGCGTGGAAGGCATGAGTGCCGCATACGGCATTCATAAGCAGGTGCTGAATCGTGCGCTCGAGCCTTTCCTTCCGATTCGAACGATTGTGACCGCCACGGAGCTGGACAACTTCTTCAAGCTCCGACTTGCCAAAGACGCTCAGCCGGAAATGCGCGCACTGGCTCTCGCGATGAAGATGTCGATGCTCGCAACGAAGGTCGACGAATCGACGACGCACATGCCCTATGCGGAATTCTTTCCCGATGACAACGACTTCTGGGCGCTTCTGGTCCGATGCACTGCGGCCTGCTGCCGCGTCTGTGTCGGCAAGCAGGAAGGACGAAAGTCGACGCTTGAAGAGGACAAGGCCCTTGTGAAGATGTTACTCGAGAAAGGACACATGACGCCGCTCGAGCACTGCGCCCGTGCTGAGGGAACGCCTTATGCAATGTACGCAAACTTCCGCGGCTGGAAGTCGCTTCGCTACCTTCGCGAAAAGGAAGGCGAAAAGGTATTCGGAGGCTTGATCGATTGACGCCGGAAGGGAGGCTTGTCGCCTACATCAAACAACAGGTCAAGTCTCTCGGCGGTTTAACCCGAAAGTGCGAATGGTCAAATCATGCAGGCGCGCCGGACATATTCGTCATGCTTGCCGGCAAGCACTTTTGGGTTGAACTCAAGAAGGAGGGAGAGCACCCGCGGCCCATCCAGCTACGCGAACACAAGCTGATGAGAAACGCCGGGTGCGAAGTTTACGTGCTCGATTCAAAAGAAAAAATAAACGAGCTTTTGAATTCAAAAACAGTTAAATAAATAGGAGGCAAAAGATGATGGTTATAAATGTGGCAATTATATTTTTAATTCTTATTATTGCCTTTATCGTCGCTTACCTCGTAGGGCTTGCAGGACAAATCGCCGCGATGCGCGAGCACCTTGTATCGACTGCCGCCCGTGCCGATGCCGTTCTCGCGACTTCGCCCGACGTGCATCAGCGTTTGACATCTCTCGAGCGCAAGTACACGGGCATGGCTCGATACCTGCGAGAAATTCAGAAGCGCCCGAGCCGCCAGAACCACGACAGAAAGAACGCGGAGCACATGTGATGGCGCACTTCACGCCAAGACCGTACCAGCGCATCATCATGGACCACATGATCGGCACACCCCGATCGATGGTCTGGGCCGGCATGGGTATGGGAAAGACCGCATCGACGCTTTTCGCGCTTGACACCTTGAAGCGTCTCGGCGATGAGAACTTCCCCGCGCTGATTCTCGCGCCGCTTCGTGTCGCTCAATCGACCTGGCCGGATGAAGTCGAGAAATGGAAGTCCGACCTCCTTCTGTCGATTGTTCCGATCGTCGGTTCGCCCGCTGCCAGACGTGCCGCGCTGAGAAAGCCTGCGGACATCTACACGATCAACTACGAAAATTTGCCGTGGCTTGAGAAAGAACTCGGCGATGCCTGGCCCTTCAAGACGGTTATCGCCGATGAGTCGACGAAGCTCAAGGGCTTTCGCCTCGGCGGAGGCGGCGGACTTCGCGCCCGTGCCTTATCTCGAGTCGCCTTCAAGTACGTGAAGCGTTTTGCAGGTTTGTCCGGCACTCCTGCACCGAACGGGCTTGAAGATTTGTGGGGTCAATTCTTCTTCGTCGATCGAGGCGAACGACTGGGAAGGTCCTTCGGCGCTTTTCATGATCGATGGTTTCACCCGAAGCGTGTCGGAGCCGATCCGCATGCCGTCCAGTGGGAGCCTTTCGAGCATTCACAGAAGCAGATTCAGGACGCAGTGCGAGATGTGACAGTCAGCCTCGATGCCGCTGACTACTTCGACATCGAGAAGCCGATCGAAAACACGATCTACGTCGACCTGCCGGCGCAGGCCCGTGCGATGTATGACACGCTGAATCGCGACATGATCGCAGAACTTCAAAGCGGCGCAGAGATTACAGCGGTCAATGCCGCGTCACTCACGACGAAGTGCTTGCAGTGCGCATCCGGCGCAATCTACACGGATGACGCAGGTTCGTGGGAAAAGGTCCACGACGAAAAGATTGAAGCGCTTAAGTCCGTCGTCGAAGAAGCAGCAGGCATGCCTGTTCTCGTGTCGTATCACTTCAAGTCTGATCTTGAACGACTTCTTCGGGCGTTCCCGCACGGTCGGCATCTGGACAAGGATCCGAAAACGATCAGGGACTGGAACGCGGGAAAGATACCCGTGCTCTTCGCGCACCCAGCCTCAGCCGGTCATGGATTGAACCTTCAGGACGGCGGAAACATTCTCGTGTTCTTCTCGCACTGGTGGGACCTCGAGCAGTTTCAGCAAATTTGCGAACGCATCGGACCGACGCGACAGGTTCAAGCCGGACACCCGCGGCCCGTCTTTATTCACTACATCGTTGCACGAAATACCGTCGATGAGCTGGTCATGATCAGACGACAGCGAAAGGCGACGATTCAGGAAATTCTTTTGGAAAGCGTAAAGGGCAAGAGCAATGCCCGTCAGTAAGAAACCCCGCAAGAAAGGCCGTCGCGGCCACGAGATCGACGCTCGAAAGAAGCTGATCAACGGCAAGTTCAGAGACCTGGACGATGCGCGAAAGACGATCAAAGACGTGGAGAGCAGCCGAAAGCGTCGGCGTCAGCAGTGCGCTCAACTCGGTTACATGCTTTGCTTCACGGAAAAGGAGGCGCTGATCGACGCCTTCACGATGAGCCTTTTCGCAGTCGATCGGCTACCGACGACACCCGATTATGAGGACTTCAATCACATATCCAGTAGCTTGATGCTCGGCGCTCTATGTCACAAGGCAATGGGAGTGCAGGAGCAGGACTTGCTCGAGGACATTCAGCATGCCTGCTACATGATGGTGGTGTGCGCCAGACTGCGAAACCACCGTAAGACGATCCCCGCAGCCAACCTCGAGCCGATTCGCCACGGCATCATCGTCTCGCAAGAGCTGATGGAGTATGCATACGAAAACGAGCGTCAGGCTTTGATCAACGTCTTAAAACACAACTCGCATGAAAACCTCGATTCGACTCCCGGCTTGAAGGAAGCCCACGAACGCTTCATTCTCGGCAAGCACTATGAGCAGGTGCAGAGATGGGAGATTGAGGACGATGGGATTTTGAGCGAGGTACAGAAAACGGGAAGATTCCCCGAAGTAGGAGAAAGAGAATGACGACTACAGCTGTATCCCCTGCACTTACAATGACGGAAGACATGCAGAAAGAAATCGTAAAGAAGGCGGCTGATTTGATCGCCCGCGTCAGCGCGTCGAAGGGCCTTCTTTCCATCCACGACTTGAGCGCGATCACCGGCTTCGCACGAAACGGACGCGCACTGTACGAGATGACGACGGACCCCACTTTTCCGAAACCCGTTTACATCGGAACGCACGACAAGCGTTGGTTTTCAGGAGAGGTTTTCCGTTGGATTGAACGCCGCCGCTGATTTTGGTACACTCCGACGCAATGTTTTACGACGGAGTAAAACAGTTTGCTTGCGAGAGAGGGGAATTACCGTGTACACGTGTCCGATTCCCCGCACCAAGGATTAAGAAAGAAAAGGGAGACGCTTCCGAGTGTCTCCCTTTTCTTCATTCAGCCCGCCGCAGGGCAAATGGGGCGCGGCCGTGCGCACCCCTTCACAAGTCAGTGCTTGTGACCGCAACCGCAGCCGCAGGCGCCTTCCTCGTGATGATGGTGATGATGCTCTTTACCGTCATGATGATGGTGGTGCTCGCCGCAACCGCACTCATCTTCATGGTGGTGATGATGTTCGCCACAGCCGCAACCACACGCTTCCTCGTGGTGATGGTCATGACCGCCGCAACCGCAGCCGCATTCCTCTTCGGCATGATGGTGGTGATGGCCGCCACAGCCGCAGCCGCACTCTT